CGCCTGTTCCTGTAGTGGTTCCATCTAATGCTGCCATAATATTTTTATATCCTGTTCCTAGTTAAAGGTTCAGGCAAAATATTAGGTCAACTTACACGGATCGCAAATTTCAAGGCTAAATAAATGGGAAATAAATAAGTTATGTCAGCGCAGATTTTATTCGCACGAACACACGATAGATGGTGTAAGGAACAATCAGTATTAAGCAGAGGGCAACCGCGATCAGCAGTCCCACTAAATCAAGAGGCGCATCATTGTCCGAAGTTGATCCCAAGGTCGTCTATTAGCTTCTTTCCGGGGTGGTTGTCGTCCGCATCAGCACCCTCGGCAGCACCGGGACTGGTCGCCCTTTGGGCCTTGGGTGGGTTGATCGGTTGAGGCTCCCCTTCCGCAGATTTCCGCGACTGTCCCTTGGTTACCCCCTTACGAAACCCGAACGACTCCAGTTCTTTCACTCGATTTTCTACAGTTTCTTCTGCTTGCGCTATCGCTTTGCTGCCGAAATGCTCAAGAATATCGTTCTGATCCCATGTCCAGAAGCCTTCTTTGTTGCGGGCTTGAGCATATCTGGATGGGGTTAGGAACTTGAGTCCGTCCTTTTCGGTGTTCCCGGAACGGCCAAATAATTCCGCTGCTGACTCTATGTTATCTATCAGCCTGTAGTAACCGTCATCGACCTCAGTCTTTATCCCGTGCCAACGCTTAACAAAATCATTAGCCCACTCCATGTACTTCTCCTTCTCGTCAGAGAATATCTTGTGCCTAAACGGGTCGGCCTCCTTCATCTCATCCATCTTGGAAAACTCTTCATACGCACGGCCCGCCTCCTTTAGCGTAGACCTAACCTGTGGTGTGGCCCTTATCTCATTAAGCTCACCCCTCAGTCCATCAATGGTCTGTTCGTAATCTTTCTTTACGTCGGTGACTATCTCGTCCCTGAACCTGTCTCGCCTTAGCACCTCTCTGTCTGTCGGCTGGATGGTTGGCTTGTTGACGCGCACGTAGTCCATGAACTCAGAGTCTTGGTCATCGAACGATCTGTTGGGGTCTTCGTGTTTAGCCTTCTCTACGTATTCGTCTAGGTTTTTGTAGAAATCTAGCAGCTTGTCCGCTTTGCCGAGGTGTTTGCCTTTGGATTCAGCGTACCTATACAGTTCCAGCTCCTCTTTCTGCTCGCCGATTAGCTGCCCCTCGTAGGTGTCTGGCTTTTCTTCTGGCTTCGGTTCGGGCTCGTCGGGGTTCTTGCCCCTTGCTTCCAGCTCTTCCCTCACCACCTTGCGAAATGTATCCTCGTCCAGCTTCGGCCTAACGGTGAACTCTTTCTTGGGTTCCGCTTCAGGTTCAGCCTCCTCTTCCTTGGCTTCGGATTTCTCGACCAGGGTTTCAGGTTCCTTGGGTGGTTCCGGTTCTTCCTTGGGTGACTCTCCTTCAGGCGGCTCCTCTGCCTTAATCCCTAGGTCATCCCATAGCTGGGACAACATTGGATCATCAAGACTGCTAGTTGGCTGCTCTTGTGCCTGTTCTTGCTCCGTTGCTTGAGGCTTTTGTGTTGTTGTTGCCTCTACTTGCGGTGCTTCCTCTACTGCTATTGTTGTTTCCGCCATAAATTAAGGCGCAACTGGTGGGGCTAACTCTTCTTCAGGTTGCCCCCCCTTCAACGCCTCTATCTCCTCGGCGTTCTGTTGCACCACTTGGATTAGCTCCTGCATCATGGCCCCCATTTCCTGATTGTTCTGTTGTCCGCTCTTCACAGCGTTCTGTTGTTCAGCAGGCATGAGGCTGTTATCCTCGCCGGGTTGTAGTTGCAGGTTCAAGTCAACGCCCGCCCCACTGTTGTGGAAGATGGCGTTCAAAATTTCGTAGTACTTCTCCTTGGTCAGGGCTTGCAGCATCTGTGGGCTTTGAAGCATGGGTAGCATCTGCGTCAGGATGTTAGCTGCCGCTATGTTGGATGACCTCTCACTTCCGTCCCTGCTGTTAAACACGTAGTCATGGATGAGTTTGTGCTTCTCCCCTATCACCGTGTACCTGCGCTCCAACTGGGGATCAAACATATCTCCCGCTTCGGCAACGCTAAACCCGGCGGCTTCCACTACTGTTGCTGGATACCTGTTCAGTACGGGGAGATAAATCTGGTTACTGCCACAGGCAATGAGGGACTCGTAACAAATCCTCTTGGTCGCTGCCCTACCCTCGTCAATTGCATCAGATATAAAACCATACACCGACTCGGTTGTGTTAGCTATCACCTGCACTTCCGTGGCTGATGTCTCTCTCGGTGATGGCTGCCCCTGCTCTTGTGGCGACAGAGCTAACAGTCTCTCAGCCATAGACATTACCTGAACAATGGCGTTGAATATGGTCTGGATGTTAGAGTTCGGGCTACTGCGAACGACCTTGAAAACATTGTCCGCATTTGTATCTATCCCTAGTTCACGCAACCGACTGAAGCTGGTCTCTAGCACATGGGTAGTGGCATAGAAATTCTCTCCCTTCATCGTTGCTCGGAACTCTTCAGCCAACTTCTGTCCCTCTGCGTCGTCTGGAAATATGTCTGAGTTAAGGACGGCAACAGCGAATAGGTCTGCCTTTGCTGTCTCAAGCAACTGCGAGAACAGGTTGGTTAACTGGTCTTGGAACCCCATCAGCTCATGCGCTATGGATATATTGACCAGTCGGTTATCATTCTCATTGAAAGAATAAACAGCAGCCGGACTCGACGGCATGATCTCGGCAAAGATAATAGTATTCTCGCTGGCCACCTTGAAGTGAACCCACACCGGGTAAGGGTAGTCGCCGATACCATATTCCTTCGGCGCTATCTTCCAGTAGAACTCGGTCACAAAGATGGAGGAGTCATCGTACTCAGAATTATATACCCCTATCTGATTGCGTCTGTCGTTGAAACTTGTTAGGTCGTTGAGAGCAGGCGGCGCACTTATGGTGGAATAGTATTGAGACCAGTAAGCGTTGTTGCTTCCGAACAGCCCCGTGGTGAAGTCCGTGTAAGAAACCGAACTCCGATTAAAGAACGCAGGGTTATGTGCCACGTCCTTGTACTTCAACACTTCCCAGTAGCCAACATACTCTGACCCGGAGTCGGAGTTAAGCGAGTTAAGCGGATGGTTAATGTCCCAGAACACACGGGACGGGTGCGGGTTAACCCACGACAAACCTTCCTTGATTACCCTTGCCTCCTTCTCCAGCTCGTCTCCTTGAAATTCTTCAGACAGATTCTTCTTCTGCCATTGCACTTCTCTCTCCCAGCTTGCGCGTGGGAAAGCAATGCTATGTCCATACAACATCATGTCCCTGATACATTGCGTCTGGAAATGGCGATAGTCATACTGATCCGCCATGATGTCCATGCGCTGAGACAGCACGTCCCCTTTTAGTCTGGCTGTTGGGGTGGTTGACCGGGAGTCATACTTAAAGAAGGGGTACAAGTTGTTATACTTGTTTGCCTGCGCAGACAGGCGGCGGGTTATAAGGGAGCGAACCAGATTAACATTCGTCTCAAAGAACTTCGGCAGGTCAATGTGTTCCGGCTTACCTGACTCTGACTTACGAACAAACCTGTCCGACACCTTCAGCTTGCTTAGCTCGGTGACACACGAGTCAAGGCTAAGCCTCTTCTGTGCGTACATGATAAGGGGAATGGTCTGCTTGGTTACAGGAGCCGAGTCCCACGCCAAGTCAACAGCCGAATAGATGTGGTGGTTTCTGAGCGTGAATACAATATGCTCATGCAGCCGCGAGTTGATTAGTTTCTCAATCTTTTCACGGTACTTAACGTCCCGCGCTATCTTGGCCTTCTTCTCCTTGGGAATCTTTGCCGGCTTGTCAGGTTTGACCGCCGTTAATACCTCCCGCAACCTTTCATTGGTTGTCCCCGCCTGTTTAAGAATATCTAAATCAACCATACTCAGCCTTAGCGAAATCCTTTTCCAAGTGGTGTAACATTAGAGCCACATAGGACGGAACCTTGTCCGCCTTCAGCCACCGTTTGAACTGCCACCATTCTACACAACAAATGGCAGCCGCTTCCGGCAGGGTAACTTGCATCAAACCACAACATTTCTTTACTCGATCCATTGTCCACCCGTCCCACAGGTCAAGGTCTAGGTAGTGCCTAGCAATCCTCGCTGTGGCCGGGCTTCCTAGTATTCGTCGCTTTCTCCCCCTGCTTCGCCTTCGCGCATCTTGAATTTCACGGCCTTTTTTTTAGCCGGCTCTGGTTCCTCGTCAGCGGAGTAAGAATCAACAGACACCCCCGTAATAGAGAGAACTGCCTGCTCGCTGGACGCCTCATCGAGGGTCGCGTCTATCTCCATTGAACACTTCTCGCCAGCCCCCTTCCTAGAAAAATAATCTCTCAAATCAGAGTCATCTGTTAGGTCGAGAACCACCTTGTCGCTTACTTGTATCGCCATAATCTTCTACTGCCTCCCGCAATGGATAAGGCTGGAACGGGCTTCGTCAATTTGCAAGGTATTTCTCATGCCATTTAATTCCAGCTTCATCATTGGGTAAGACAGCGCGTCGAACTTATGTATGTACTTGGATCGCTTGGGTTTGGTTGGGTCTTTCTTGTCTGACACCAGGTGCTGAAGCATATCTATCGTCACCTTGCACAGTGCGCTGACGTAAACCTCATCGTTAAATAGTTTCTGTTGAAGAAGCCTGACCCTCGCCTCGACGCTCCCCTTCCCCTTCGGACACCCCTGTAGTTTGATGCGCCCGCCGCTGAATCGTTCAATATCCCAGCTATCGTAGCTCCCCTCGCCACCCGGATGCCATTGATTTATGGCAGAGCTATCAGATATGTGCTCATACTTAAACGTGAACCCCATCTTTCGGTTCCAATAATCCATCTTCCTGCACACCTCCTGAGCCAGCCGCTTGTAGAGATGCCGAACTCCTAGGTAATCCATCTCATCGAACACGACCCACAACATCTTGTCCTGTGTTGGGATCATTTGCATGAAGGATATACTGCTGTAAACCTGCCCAAGGTCATACCCCACGGTGATAGGGAACCCATTCATCGGCTTAAGCCCAGTCCCCTTGTAAAGATCACCCTTAATGTGGTTGGTTGGCACGAAGTAGTCTTTGAACAGGGATTCCCCGGTCGGTCTGTCCACCCATTCGCCATCAATTAGCCTGCGTTTTTCAACAGGGTCTGTGCGAAGGATGCGGTGAAGGTTCTCAACGTAGCCATCAGGAAGCCGCTTGATGTTCTCCGTTACTGGCACATGGTAGACCGAGAAGTCCTTGTCCTTTGTCCCATCTTCCTCGTAACAGTCCTCGAAGAATG